GCTGATTGGGAATCTATCGAACTTGGCATGCGAGTAGCAGCGGGTAGTCGGGTTAACACTGTATGGAAATATATACCATTCAGCTTTAACGAGCACACAATTGGGAAGGCAAAATCTGTTGCATCCGAGTTAGGCATTAATTCTTTTGTAATAAGTCCCAGTGACCGATGGCTAGATAACGATCCGCTAAAACCTGTTAATACTCAGTATAATGGCGCCAGGACTCAATCTATTATCAATTGGAAAAATGATAAGCATGACCGTAAAATAAACGGTGTAGATCCTAAATGCATTAATTATCAGAATCAACATTATATTTCGGCAACCGGACATTATATGCCTTGTTGTTATGTTGGCGATTGGAGATTTTATTATTCCAGCGAATTTTATAAAAATCAGACTGAATTTGATATTTCAACTACCACCATATCCGATATTTTAAATATAACAACATTCTATTCTACTTTGTTAGAAAAGAAACACAAATACTGCACTTTTAACTGCCCCTCATTATGACTAAAGAATACACCACCGACCTACAACGACTATTTTTGGAGATGATGGTCCAAAAATCCGAAAGCTATGTACGGGTCCAGAACATCTATAATCCAGAGAACTTTGATAGAAGCATCCGCAGTGCGGCCAAGTTTATCAAAGAGCATGTGGATGAACACAAAGCCATGCCCACTGCTGAACAAATTTTAGCTGTGACCACAGTGGCGTTAAAGCCGCTGCCAGATTTAACTGACAGCCACTATGATTGGTTCATGGGAGAGTTTGAAGGCTTTACTAAGAAACAAGAATTGGAACGGGCCATACTAAAATGCGCAGACATGTTGGAAAAAGGTGAGTATGATCCAGTGGAAAAGATCATCAAGGATGCAGTACAGATCAGTCTGACCAAAGACATGGGCACTGAATACTTTGAAGATCCCAGAGCTCGTCTGATGAAAATCAAAAGCAACAACGGGCAAGTAAGTACTGGTTGGCCGACCATGGATCAAAGATTGTTTGGCGGTATGAATCGAGGTGAACTCAATATCTTTGCTGGTGGATCGGGATCGGGCAAGAGTTTGTTCATGCAGAACATTGCCATCAACTGGGTCACACAAGGACTCAATGGTGTGTTTCTAAGTTTGGAGCTCAGTGAAGAACTGTGTGCTATGCGTATGGACAGTATGGTGGCAAATGTCAGCACCAAAGAAGTGTTTAGAGATTTGGACAATGTTGAACTCAAAGTCAAAATGGCAGGCAAGAAGAGCGGCAGTTTGCGTATCAAGTACATGCCAGCACAGAGCAATGTGAATCAAATTCGTGCGTACTTGAAAGAACTAGAAGTACAGACAGGTCGTAAAACAGACTTTATCATGGTGGACTACTTGGACTTGGTCATGCCAGTCAGCGCCAAAGTCAGTCCCAATGACTTGTTCGTCAAGGACAAGTATGTTTCAGAAGAGCTGCGCAACTTGGCCAAAGAGTTTAATATCTTGATGATAACTGCCAGCCAGTTAAATCGCAGTGCGGTAGAAGAAGTTGAGTTTGATCACAGTCATATCAGTGGTGGTATCAGTAAGATCAATACTGCGGACAATGTGTTTGGTATTTTTACCAGTCGTGCAATGCGGGAACGAGGACGATATCAGATTCAACTGATGAAAACTCGAAGCAGTAGTGGTGTTGGTATGAAAGTTGACCTTGACTTTAATCTTGAAAGTCTAAGAATTACAGATCCCGGAGAAGATGCACAGGGCACGCCGGGATTTTTAAAACCACAAACCACCAGTATCATGGCCAGTATCAAAGCCAAAAGCAGTGTAGATGGCGACGGCGGCAGTGCAGCCAATCAAGGTTGGAAGAAACCCGAAGGCGGCACTCATGTGTGGGACAAGCCCTTGGTGAGAGCAGATGGAGAGGCACAGAACAGCAAACTCAAAGCAATGCTGGCTGGTCTGAAGAAAGTAGACTGATGATAGCCTACGAAAATATTCGTGACGTTCATCTAGAAATATCTACTTTGTGCAATGCCATCTGTCCATTATGTCCTAGAAATTTCCACGGGTATCCGTTTAACGACGGGTATCCTGAGGTAAATTTAACCTTAGAAAATGCCAAGCGTATTTTTAGTGTGGATTTTATAAAGCAATTGACTACATTAAGAATCAATGGCAATTACGGGGACATAGTAATGAACCCCGAAGCTGTTGATATTGTAAAATACTTTAGAGATTCTAATACTTTCTTAAACATTTCAATTAGTACTAACGGATCTGCCAGAAATAAAAACTTCTGGGAAAGTCTTGCAAAATTAAAAACAAAAGTTTTATTTTGCTTAGATGGTTTAGAAGATACTCATGATTTATATCGACAAAATACTTCTTGGAAAACTATAATTAAAAATGCTTCTATTTTTATTGATGCCGGCGGCAACGCTATTTGGAAATTTATAAAATTTGATCATAATAATCATCAAATTGAACAGTGCAGAGATTTATCCAAACAAATGAAGTTTATACAATTTGAATTAGTCGATCAGGACAGAAATACTGGGCCTGTATTTAATAAATCAGGCGAGCTTACACATATACTCGGGAATTATACAGGCCCCACTGAGTTTAAAGTAATCTTATTTAATAAGAAAACTGATTTAGTTTTATTAGAGAATATAATACCTAATAGGGAACCTAAGAATAAAATTATGTGTAAGGCTAAAGAAAAGAAATCAATTTATGTGGCAGCCAACGGGGAAGTCTATCCGTGTTGTTGGATGGGTTTTTATCCAAGAACGTTTGGCCATGGAGAATATCATCAAGCAATTAGTGCTCAAATAATCCCGTTATTGTCGCCAAACAATGCTACAGAACATGCATTAGAAGACTGTATAAGCTGGTTTAATAATGTAACACAGACATGGAATACAAAGACATACGAACAAGGAAGACTAGTTGTCTGCGATGACATATGCGGATCAAATTAATAAATATAGTTAATCTGGAGCAGTATTTTGCAGAAAAAAACCCGTAGTCTATTAGAAGAGCTAGACACCCTTCGTCTACACAAAGATCGCGAAAATCTAGTAGAATCACGAGCCAACCATGTGATAACTGGAGCCATTAATCTCATACAATTTATACGCGAAAACTATGACGCTGCTCAAGCCGAAGAACTAGAGCGTAGATTACTCAACAGCATTCGTGCTCAAGACAGCAGCAAGTTTAGTCGCGGCGTCAAGAGGTTAAAAAATGAAGATAAATGATATAATTGATGAAGCTGGCATATTGGGTAGTATAGGTCGTGGACTTGCAGGAGCTGCCACTGGTGCAGTTCGTATGTTAGACAAAGCTGGTGGCGGCGACGGTACGAATGTTGGAACTGTGGCACAGCGAGCAGCCTACACTAATAAAATAAAGCAAACTCAAAATGCCAAAGCTAGAGCCAAAGCTAATCTGCCCGCCGCAGCGTTTGCAGAATTTAATAACGCATTAAAACAAAACAACATAAATCTTCAAAATCCTCAATCATTTGATCCAGCAAGTATTACCAATTATCTTAAAAGTTTTGCTGAAAATTATTTTGCTGTGGGTGACGAATATCACAACAAAAATCAACAAGAAGCAATTGAAGCTGGAGTACGGCAAGAATTGAATCAAATGCCGTTGCCCACAACAATTAATAACATATCAGTGCAAGATTATTTAGAAAAAGCAAACACAGAAAGAACTTCGATTATCAACCAAGTTGATAAAATGCTGGTCTCTCAAAAAACATCAAGTCCATCGGATCGCATGCAGGCAGCGATGGCAAATCAGCCCGATGCGGTTTTAAAGAATGCGTTGGATCTCTTTCTTAAAGAAAAAAATCCAAACCCCGAAGTGCGGGCAGCGATAACGGAGATTCAGACTGAATTAGTACGCCGCGGCTTCAGTCGTAACCAGCAATCTAGCCAAAATACTTCTAACACTACTACAAATACTGCAACTAACGTAGCAAATACTACCGTCCCGCCCGCTGCTGCTGACATGATAAATACGTTGACCATTAACACGCAAGGCGGCATGCGTAAATTTTTTATTGATAAAAAAGAAAAATGGTGGGAATATGTCGGCAATGATTGGCCTAACGAAATTGAAATGAGTCTATTAGTTAATGATGATGCAACTATTGACTATTTGTCTGCACAAGTTGCAGATGGAAACCTAAAACAAGAACCTTACAGTAAAAAATGAAGCTATACGAAATTAAAAATGTAGTAACGCCAGGGTGGCTCTTATGTGAAGCCGCAGAGGGCAAGAATGTTCACCTTGAGCATGTGGAAGATCTTGTGTACAATGAAGGTTACCTTGGCGCACAAAAAGCATTGAACTACATGGAAGGTGTTCGCCGCATGTTTGCACAAGGCGAAGGTGATCCAGCCAAAGTAACAGTCAAATGGGACGGTGCACCTGCTATTATCTGCGGCACAGATCCAGCAGATGGTAAATTCTTTGTGGGTACTAAATCCGTATTCTCCAA